GTGCTTTTGTTTTGGTTTAGATAACTAGGAGCGTCCGAAGGCGCGAGAAATCAAAAAAAAGAGGACGCTCCCTGGGGTCTGCGACGACCTGACGATGTATGTGTGGAAATGACCACCTTGAGGACGGAAGCCTCGGCCAGTTGGCATGGATGCTAATGACATCCTGTAACAAGAGGCACGGTGCCCCCGCCTAGGGGTCCCAACATGGAAGCGCGTGGAATTGATCCGGTCCGCGCCACATCATAGAGTCGCACCCGTATACCCTTTCGGGCCCCCACGGGCTGCGCGTCTCCGCGCAGTGTCGCAGCAGCACTCAGCTTGAATAACCTCGCGGTCTGGCGGGCAGGAACTTCCCCTCCCGCCGCAGCTGCGTTTGATTTAAAGGGGGACGACCTCCCCCTTCTGCACCCGGATAAAGTCCACTCGACGGGGGGTGCCCGCGTCACGCACCTCAAAAGGCATGAGGGCGAGCGCGTGCATAACCTCAGCACGTGGGACTAAATAATTGCTCCCCAAGTTTTTGTGGAGCATTTGGCGGACGCCGTTCTCATGCTCGCCCCAGCCTTTCAGCTGGACGCGATCATAAGTCCGGTCGGCCGCCGCCAACGACGGGCTTTCGCAACGGAAAAGCCACATGGCGCACAGCGCCACGAGCGTCTCCCGTTTGAGAGGGGTTCCGTCGGGGTGCAGGTCTTCTGTTGCTAACCGCATATGGGAGTCGACGGGGCTGCCTAGGGCGCCCCAGTCCCACAAGCGGTTCTGAATCCCGAGGAGTTCGAAAACGAAACTCCGGGCGGCACGGTCACCGCACACTCCAGTCCACGTTGGGTACGGAGTAGTGTCGGGGCCTGTTCCCGCCCGGGGGTTCGAGTATACGAACCCTTCGGCCTCGCGGGCGACGCGCCCTCTACGCTGTTTGTCAGTGTAGGGGTCTGAGGCGCGTTTCGCGAGAACGCCCTGGTCACTGGCGACCCTCCAGCCCTCGTCAATTAAGATGAGGGCGGGGGGCCTAATGTTCAGGCCGGCGTCGACGATCTGAGTGGCAACTATCACTCCAGATCGCGGGACGTTTCGCCGGGAGCGCGTGAGAGCGTGGGCTTCCACCCCCATCATCACAAGCTCCTCGGCGATTGCGTTCGCGGCTTCCACACCCGGCACAACGATAAGTGCGCGCTTGGCCTCTTCCGGATGCTCCTTACGAGCTTCCAGCCAGAGGTCGAGCGCCCCTAAATCGAGGCGGACGGGCGAGGGTTCGGCGAACCGACGTTTGAAGGGGGCGACTATGAGTCTCGCCCTGGGCATGTAGGTTAGTTTCGGCGTCGCCGAAACCGCGAGGCAGGGGTACTTCCCCCTTACACGCATCCATACTATGCCCATGTCGGATTCCGCCTCGTGGAACTCGTCGAGGACGACAAGCTCACCAGGTTGGATTCCACCCCCTGCCGCCATCAAGGCGCGCATGTACCCGTAGGTGGCCACAACTAGGCCTTGGCCGTCGTCGCGCCTCCCACGGGCTAGCCGGGCGATATCGCTCTCTGCGTAGAATATGTTTTCATACTCCTCGCGGAGAACGATGCGCGGCACGAGCAGCCATACGCGTGGGAAGTGCGCTTTCAGCGCGCCAACCAACGCGGTCGACTTACCGACCCCCGTGTCAGCCATGAGGATGAGTCCATCCTCAGGCATCGCGGTGATCTTGTGGAGCAATACGTCTTTCACGTATTCCTCCCACTCGTTGCGCACCGGGTTCTTGCGTGCCAGGTCCAGGTCGCGGCCCACTGTCCACGTCTTGAATCTCGCGATCGCCTTCGCTATGGCCGACGCGAGTTGCGTCGGCGCGAGGCTTGCGAGCTTACACACCCAATCGGGCGTGTACGTTCCAAGGGTGACCGCAATTTGTTTGTGGGTCGCGTACGGGTCCTTCGGCATCAGAGAGGAGATCTCAGGCGAGCTCTCCGCATTCTCCAGCCAATAGACGGTGTTGGCGGCGGCATATAGTCGACTCATGTCCTGAGTGTAAATCTGCCACGCCTCGACCAGGAGCCCCAGCCAAGGGACGCGCCGTAGGCGTGCGAAGACCTCGGTCACCAGGAAATACCACACGGTCGTGATGACCATGCGGCCTTTCAGGATGCCGAGGTCCGCCGCCATGAGGCGCTCCCTCATGCCGGGGACTTCCGTCCACCAGAGGAACCCAGTCGGGTCGGTGGCGCATGAGTAGGGAGCCATTCGGAGGCGCGCGCGGAACTCATCCGCGCTAAACGTCTCGTCCTCTGCTTCCATCTTGCGCCACACGTATTTCTCGACCGGGTACCCGTACGCGAAAAACAACTCCGAATACGGCGCGGAGCGTGCTAACGGTGCCAGTCGCAGGATTGCGGTCGGCATCGATGAGTACACCCCGTATCGAAAGGAGATGAACAACTCCCGCACCCTCGCTTCCACGCTCGGCCGTTGGGTCGCAGCTAGGAAGGGCGAAAGCGCCGGAGGGACGGGGCGGTCCGCGTAATGGGTCTCGAGCACCTTCTGGTAGCTGGGCAGTTTTAGGGCTGCCTGCAGCCTCCTGATGCGCCCCGCCACTGCGGCGTTCCCTTCCACCCCGGAGTATGGCATGACTGCCACGCTCTCGATGTGCCCGCTTTCGTCTCGCTCTACAGCGAATACAAGTGGGCGCCTCGACTTGGAGTAGAAATTGGCGTCCTCCATCCACTCGGTCGCGATCATGTCGTATAGTTCGCGATCGTGCGCGCATAGGAGGGCGTGGCCCACGCTACGCGACAGGAGGTATTCCCCTAGCTCGCCCGGGTTCGACCCGGAATGGCGACTGAGATACGCCGCTCGTCGTGTCAGCAGTTGCTCACGGTCGACGATGCTAGTGTAGCGCGGCACGACAGATGTGACACGCTGGATTTCTGCCTCAAGGCCCGTCGTAGATACGGCGCGCCTCCCTAGATACGTGAGGTCGGTAATTTTACCGGCCCCTTCGATTCGGAGATCCATCCCGTAGAAATCACGCCAGAAGGCGCGGAGTTCCTCCGGGTCAAGGTCTGAGTCAGTTCCCCAGATGTTGTCATCACCTGTGTTGTGGACCGTGTTGTAGTCATAGAACTCGAGGGGGTTTTTCCCCGTCAGGACTGACCATGACGCGATCATCAACCCGCGCATGCCCCAGGTATTGTCCCATGAGGTAGCGCTTTGCCCTGTCCCACCGCCACGACTTTTCTTGAAGACGAGGCCGGTGGGGAGATCCACGATGGTGGCGTTCTGCATCCTGACGTATTTTCGCCGGAGCACACTCGCCACCTCGGGGATACCCCCGTCTAGCGCCCCGAGCTCGGCCAACCGAGTCAGGAGGCGAAAAACGAATTCAGGGCAATTGGCATCGAAAGCCGTGACGTCCGCCGAAAAGGCGGTCTCACGTGCGCCCACACGGGCAAACACCTCTCCGAGGTATTTGCCCGTGATGGGTGCGCCGATGCCAATCATCGACTTGTCCCACGTTGGGCGCTTGTTGCGCTCAAGTTGGACGACTTGGTCGACAAAATACGAAGCCAGGTCCTGTGCGACGACTGTCCTCAGTTTCCCTGGCTTCGCCACCTTGTTGGCGTTGACCACCTGCATCTTGGCGAACTCATGGTAGGCTTGTGGCGGGTATTCCCCGTCCACGAGTCTTTTGTAAGTTGCCTGGATGATGGCGGCCATCCACCCGGACTCCACTAACTCGGAACGCTTCTTGTAGCGCCCGATGAAAGGGAGACCCGGAGAATATTTCTTGATGAGGAAGTCGCGCACCGTTTCCGGACGCACCACCCCTGGGGCTTTGAACGCCTCAGGGTGTGCGCGGTACATGGCTTGGGCGACGTCCTCGACCAACCTCTCCTCGTTGGGACCCACCTTCCGGGCGGGTGCCATGTATCGCTCGATAGAGGCGATGCGATTGGTGTCGGTGGAATGCCACATCCCATCGATCCCAGGCGCACCTCCCATCTCGAGGTACTTGGTCACCCTCCTCGTAAGGACGGGGTCCTCAACGCTCTCGACCATATCGAGAAGACTCATATGCCCCAGCTCATATTTGCTGACCCGTGGGCGGCGAGGTAAGAATTGGGGCCGGCGGAAAACCGCCGACGGGTCCAGCGGGGACTTCCCTTGCGCGAACTCATTCAGATTCGCGACAAGGGTCGCCAAGGGGCCACCCTCCGATAGTTCCTGATCTCGGAACTCCCTTAGGGACAGGCTGAGCCAGTCGACACGACGGAGTCGTGCGATTTCTCGCCGCCTAAGTATCGCCCACGCATTCTTCTTCCTCTCCGCCCCAGGTGCACCGAGCCGGTCAGCCATGCGCCCTAAGATGCGGCCAATCTCTTCCACGGGCATCGGAATACCTGCAGCACCGAGGAGGTCAACGAGCGCGCCAATTGCGGCGCACAGTTCCTCCCCTGCTACATCTAGTCCGGCGCCCAGCGCAAGCAGCGCCGCGGTCATACCCTCGATTGCCTCGAGGGGCAGGCCCGCGCCGCGAGCACCTTGGGTCAATGTGGTGACAAGCCAATTGACCCCCGCGCTCACCTCCGCGTTTCCGAGTTCACTCGGACCGCGGCGTTGCTCAAACATGGAGTTGATTAGGAGGTCGCCGGGTAAAGGCTCCTCAAGGCCAGCCGCCCACTCAGGGATCACTGCTTCGAGGGCCTGGAAGGTCGTCTCCTGGCCGACCCCGTCGAGGATGGCCATCGCGGCTAATTCCGCCGCGATGTCTCGGATTTGCTCTTCAGGGGTCGCCCCTTGAGTAGCCTCCAATTCCCCATCCTCTTCAGCGGCCGCCATGAAGACGGTCTTCCCGACGACCTTTGACCAGAACATGAGGGTCTCGTGGAGCCTCAGTTCCGGCCACGCCTTATCGACTGGTAGCAGCACGTACGCTATTGTCACTGTGAGCGACGATGCGAACATTGCTGCTATCGCGACCAGCGCGAGGCCGATGGTGGCCCACCCTAGTCCAAAGAACAGAGCGACGCCCTCCATCGTTAGGATGGCGCCGGGATGCCTCAGGAACAGTGCGAGCACCATGGTTTGACAATTCCACAAGTACCCGTACGAATGCGCAGGCCCGCTCTCCACGGGTAGGTCTGCCGTCTCGAGACGGGTGTGGAACGCCACCGAGGGGGTGAAGGCCCCCACGAAGCGTTTCCGGAAGTAGAACGGGCTCCCGATGGCTGCACCTGACCGATGCGTGCCCTCGTAGAGCATCTGCGTTCCGGAATCATAGACCGCAACGTGGAGCCCGATGGGTGCCTTCCAGACCGTGACAGTCGAGAACGCGATCCACACCCCCGTGTCGTCCGGGATGGGCCCGCCCCAGCTCGCTCTCACTTTGTGCAAGAGTGGCCTGGGGTCAGGGACCCAGCTCCATGCAATCGCGACGATTAGGGCGACACGGGTTGAATACCCGATCATCGTCATCGTCGTGAAAACGGGCCCGAGGGTCGCTGCCGCGACGGCCGTGATCGCTCTCCATCCCAGTCGGAACCACGTTTGGCCTGACTGGACCTTATAGAGAGTGACCAGCCGGGTGACGGCGGCCCCAAGTAGGGCGGGAATGATCCCCCGCCGGCGTAGTCCAATCGCGCGCGTCAGTGTCGCGCCGATTGTTGGCATAATATGGAGTTCGCGATAAGAATATATCGTGAACAAGATCGACCACCACTGTGCGAAAGTCGATCTATCCCATAGATGCCAGCGGACTACCGTGCCCACGCGCCAGAATCGCGCCCCCACGTACCGCATGTAATAACGCGGGTGGAAGTGCCCAGCTACGAGTAGCCATTTTTCGGCCGGCTCGTTCCCGCTGACGTTTTTGCCGGCGTCAGCGGGATCGTGATATTTCCGGTCGATTGTTCGGTCCCAGGCTATGGCACGGGCGCCCGCAGACGCGATGGTCTGCACGACGCCTGCGCCTCCCGCACACGCGATCACATCATACTCCTGGAAGAGTTTGAAGTGGTCACCGCGCGGGATCACGGGCCAATCCGCGTATTCCTCAGGAATCGCGGTGGTTGAGCTACCTAGCACCACACCCTTCCTATCCCCGTCCCGGCGGGGCAGGCATGGGAGGAAGGTGCTTCCATCAGCGCTCCGGGGGAACCACTCAGTCCCTTTGTACGCGCCAATCCTCACTTTCGTCTTGTCAGACCAGATAGTGTATTGGACTAGCGTGTCAAGGACACCAGGTAGACCACCCCCAGGCGGTTCAGCATCCACGTCTGAAGGCCTGAGCCCATACGCGAGTCCTTTCGCGTTTGGAAACATGATTTCAGGCGTTAAGTTCGGTAGCGCGCACGCGCCGGCGATGATGCTCGCCTGCGCGATTGCTGGCACTACCTCCCATCCTCGGGACGCCTCTACCGCGGCTAATCCCGCGGCCGCTTCAGTCTCCGTTGCTAGATCAACAACGTAGACAGCAAGCCCCTGATCTTGGAGGAACTGCGCCGGGGCGTCGAGAGGGACTCGATCACCCCTTGTGCCCCACCGGAAGATTACGAGGACTTCGCTGAAAGCGGAACGGGTTAGTGCCCGGTCATGGCCCTCCCGCACCCAACTCTCCCTGCTATAGTAAGCCGGGGAGTTCGGAGCGAGCGGGGCCATCGGCCACCGCCCGACGACTCCCTCGCGCCAATCCCACATGCTCTTCTTAAGCACGGGGACGGGCACGATGGAGGGGTCGTGGAAGGCGCGCGGGAACGCGCCCTTGGGGCAGTCGTATTCCACGAAGGTGTGGTCGGGGTCGATACGCCACAACCGCGCGTCAACAGGGTTGTCGAAACGCTCGTTGTTGGCGCCGCCCTTCTTCCACCTACATGCGACTGTCGGGTAACGCCCTATCGCACTCCAGACCTCGTCCACACCATACACCCACCCCATGACGGCGAGAGTGTAGATGAGAGACGAAGCTCGGGGCGCGAAGGCATTGCCGCGAAAGCAGACGTCCTGGAAAGGACAAGGCGCGTTCACGTCCATCGCCGGGAAGGCGACGTCCTCATAACGCAGGGCCTCCAGTCCTACCGCGAGTCTTTCTTCTCGCGGGATCCAGTCGGTCTCGATATCGTTCAGACACGTGTAGATTAGGCTTGCCGGGGAGTAGATCCCAGGCAGGAGCCTCCCAAGCTGGAAAATGAATCCCGTCCCCATGGTCTCGGGGAGCTGGAACCACCCATCCTGGGGTCTGAACCCATCAGGCCGTGGGGTTTCGCACAGCCACAACCATCTCTTGAAGAGCGGTCGTGCCTCGGCAAACACCTGCGCCTGTTTCGCGTCAAACACAGCGGCCACGCAGACGATTTCGTCTTGCACCCCGCCCGCCCACTCGCCCATCGCTCTGGCGATGGAATCGAGCTCAGCGAGTAGGGCGGGGTCGGCCGTCACATTCTCGTCCCTTATGATCTCCCACAATTCAGGCGACAACCCTTGGGTGTGCCAGGAATCGAGACGAGATCGCAGCCCTTCTTCAGCGTCCATCGGGCGCCAGCACACCCCTGGGTAGTTATACCCAGCGGTGCCAACGTCCAAGCTGGACCCCGAGAAGCGGGTGCCGGCGCGTTTTAGCTTCCCCGTAGCGTAGCCCCACTCTGGGAGCCCCGCCTTGCGGAGACGCGCGACACGTCGGCCCACCGCTCTGGAGAACCGCTCGTGTGGCGGATTCCGGAGCGGGGGCGGCGGGAGTTCGCTGGCAGGCCAGCCAGCCCCTGTCTCCATGGCGATGGCCATGCCACGGGTTGTCCGCGCATAAAATCGGCCTTGGAGGCCCCACCCCTCACGTAGCCACACGGTGTTTTCCCACACCGTGGGGCCACGCATCTGGGCGAAGCAATCCGGGGCAGTCCCGGTCACAAGGCACACGGGCCCCCGTGTGTACACGAGAGCCTCGTCGAGCCCGTAAACGTGGCCCCAACGGGTGAAGGCCTGCATTATCTCGAGGCGGTCCGGGCGGTAGATCCCGCCCGCAAACACGAAGCCCCCGAGGTTGGTAGGACACCACCACCGGCACGTGGAAACGGCGCCGATGGAGATGGAGGAAAGTCGCTGCAGGGTGGTCGGGGACACATTCATGCCTCGGCCATTTACGCTGACGAATTTCATCCCCCAGATCTCGGGGAGCACCGACGGCACCAGTCGCAATGTCGCGAGATAACGCCCCTCGCTTGGTAGAAGGTGGTGGGCTTTAATTGCCCGCCATCCTTCAGCCAGTTGGGCGTCTTCACCTTCGATGCACCACACAATCCCTATCTGCGCACCCGGACATGCCTCCCAGGGAGGCCTGCTCGTGGTAGGGCAGACGGAGAAGGATGACGCGGTGATGACGACAATTTGCGCGGGGTTGAGCCCTGCGCAAATTCTCGCCATCTCGTTGCACGCCCGTCCCCACGCCCTTATGAGACGCGGGGCGCCCGGGGCACACCCATTCTTCGCCGCAGTGAAGATGGCTGGGTCCAAGGCGTGGAGAGTGTAGTTGGAGGGGTCCCTCGCCCCACCCTCCGTCAAGTCCGGGCGATACATCGTCAGTGGGTCGGTCATTATCCATCCATCACTGGCGACGATCATCGGGGTAGGCGCAGGCTCCGTGGCCTGTGCCAGGCCCCCGCTCGGCTCGGACTTCCCTGGTTCGACGTGGCGACGGGCCCAATCGAAACAAGCCGCGAACTCATACACGAATGCGTCGTGTGCGAGCATCGCGAACTCATCCCTGAACCGGTAACCGCAGCCTGGGGTGCCACACGTCCAATTGGGCGCGTTGCACTCCTGTCCCCATGCCACTGTCACCCGGTTGCAGTATCTGCAACCGAGTACTGACACGCTGTCCTCGCTCTCAACGGAATCCGTCAGGAGCGGGACCGGCGCGTAGGCAGTGGTATCATCCAGGTGAGGCCGCCACGAGGCGTCCCTCACTGGTCTGGGGATGGTTTAGACTCTCAGGGTATTCCCGGCGCATCAAGAATGCGGTCAGGATTTCCCTCGTGGGTCTGTCGAACCAGACGGGGTCGCGCAGCTCGCTTGCAATCACCCACCCGGACGGAGGCCAAGCCATGTCCCGGCGGATCGCAGCAAGCGGGTGCACGGTCCCGTGGACGATCGCGACAGGGCGACGAACGGCGAGAACGATCTCGTCGCTGCCGTACACGTCCCCGTAGAGTGATAACCCTGCTAGTAGTTTCCTACGCTCAGGAGCGAGGAAGCCACCAGCAAGGATGGTCGCGCCGAGGTTGGTCGGCAGCGCTCCATCTACTAAGGACGTGTTCGGCCACGCCTTGTCCATCACCCAACTCGCGAGCCTGTAGGAGACGTTTGAGTTCCTCTCATTGCAGATGAAGAAGAACGTCGTCACCCCGGGCACCATAGCTGGTAACAGACGCGCCCCCGCCAACAGGCGTCCCTGGTCCGCCTCGAGGGGACAGTAAATAACTGTCCATCCGGGGTGGATCGGGCCCCCTGTGTATCCAAGTGCGTACACGATGCCTCTTGTGGCATCGGGTATCACGTCGGATGGTGGGTTCCGCGTAAGGCTGTTATCAGCCGTGTTGCCGGCAGTGACGACGATTGCTCGCCCTCCTGCCGGCAGACGCAACGCTTCGCATGTCCACTCGTACAGCCGCAACCAGGTCCCATGGGTGGGACCCGGGGCGGGCTGTGAGGAGAATGCGTCAAATACGACAGGGTCGACATGATGGAGAGTCGGATTCCGGGGGTTTCGTAACCCTCGTTCCCGGAGATTCTCTCGATACATCGAATCCATCTCGTATTCGGGTTGCTGGGACTCCCAATCCACGCCCACTCGGTCGCGCCACCTCATCGGGGGGCTCTCAGCCGTGTAAGGGGTGGGTCGGGAGGCCGACACTTGACCTAGCCGTACAACGCCGTGGGGTCCTGGCAAGGCCCCAGCGGCTCGTACAGCCGTCCAGTGTCTACCCTTGGAGTGGAGTATCGCGTCGTGGGCGAATTTATGGTCGCCCACGACGAAATGGTAGCCGCAATCCGCGCAATCACCAGGTGTTATGCCCGCTGATGGCCCGGATTCGCCGACCACGAGGAATGACCCACAATACGGGCATTCCAGTACTCCTGTCTCCAACTCTGTTCGCAAACCCTCATCTTCTTCCGGGGAGGCCCCCGCTCCACGTGCGCCAACGCGCCACGTGGGCGGGAACCCTCCGCCTGGAGTTGATGAGGCTTCCGCATGGACCAACCCTCGGGCTACCCTGGTCAGACGGAGTTTCCGTCTGGATTCCGGGAAGAGCTCGAAGAGCCGATCCAACCTTGGGAAGGCCCCAAGTGCGGTAACAGCGAGCGCCCCTAATCGGGGCGAGACGCCGTCAAGCCAACAATAACCGTCAGCCCATCGAGGGATCAATACCCTCGTTGGGCGGCGGGGGGTGACCGTGGGCATATGCCCCCCGGCCTCCAGGGCGAGGCCCAGCCATCCAGGCCGGGCGTATCGCCTCTGGTCCACAATAATCAGTCGCGCGACCCTCCGGGGTCGCGCCCAGCCAGAAGGGCCGGCCGGTAACACCAAGCTCGTGTCATCCGGCCGGACACCTCTTCCAATCATGATTAAAGTCATGATCACGCCCATCACAGCAGCACAGACTGCCTCACACACCCTTTCCGGGATCGTAGTAAGGCAGACGGCGATGCCGAGGAGGATCGCGATCATGGCGGGCAGCACGACTGCCCGCACCCGTTGGGAATAGTTTTCCCACTGCCCAGCGGTTCTCACCGCTGGGGCAACTCTGTTCGCACGTGTAGTGCGTGCTAGGTCGTCGCTCCAGGCTTGCCAGCCCTGGACGCGACGAAGAGGCGGATCACGTGACCCCGCCCGCCGTCCGTCAATGCGGTCGGGCGGTACCTCTTCGTGTGAAGACATTGGGTTGAGGAACCCAGATGCCCCCGACCTAGCTCCCAAACCAACCGCGCGTAGGTCGGGTCTCCGCGCGGCAAGCTGAGTGTTCTCATAGGAAGCCATCGTTCCCCCATCTGGCCCGCAAGCGGGTTATGCCTTGGTTCGGGCCAAGGTCGCAGACTCGGGCGGACACTTTCCCAGGCTCTCACGAGCGACATCTACCGAATAGGTACTCGGGACCATCCCGGCCGAAGCCGTTAAGGACATCTCCCCTCCCTATTAGCCGGCAGATCTCACTCCGTCGCAAGTGTTGTCTCTCCACTCCCAAGAGGGCCGCATGGGCACCTCCGGAAGCACGTTCGAGTGGTGGATGATCTCAACCCCACACCGGGCTTAACGGGCCACGGCGGTGTTGTGTTCAGGCCGTAGCAGGGGGGGATAGGCCCCACCCGTCACCTTAGACCAAGATCATAGGCGCCACCTCCACTCTACGTTAGCTAGTGTAAGCCCCAGTTGGGCCCCTGTAGGCAGGCTCTCACTAACACCCCGGTCTCTCCGGGTTCCTTGCTGACACGATGCTCCTCGCGGACCATCGACTGGGGAGGCTTGTTACGCCCGGTGAGTTAACCTCCGGGCGGTGCGCTTGTTGGCGCTCAGTGCGTGGGCGTCGCGAACGACTTCCAGTCACTCGGAGCCCGCAGCAGCGGGTCGGGTGATTGGTGTGCACTGAACAAACAGAGTTTCAGTGGTTGGGGTCCGGGGCATGCCCCGCCGGATTACTTTCGCCCCCTCCGGCTGCGTTTCCGCAGTTTCCGTCACACACGGCGTCTAGGAGACGTCGGGGTGCTGTCTTTCGCGAGCCGCCGCTTTTGGCATTGGCTCGGTTTGTGCGTTCGCCTTCGGGGCGGCTCGAATTACGGGTGCAGTTGGTTTCACATGGCGACTTTCGTCTCCCACTCTGCCACGCTCTTCTTAGTCTCTGCCGTCTTAGGGCCGAGTCCACCCTCCAACGCCGTCGGGGAAGCCATTCCGGTTTCGACTGGCCCCTACGTGCGAACGCCTTCATTCACTCCTCCGTCACTGTTGACGGACCATACAACACCGTCAGGGCCGCCTGACCAACCCCTTCGCGCGCTCGCGCGCTCACCCCGTTAGGGGAAAGCCCATCGATAGCCCA